GATTGCCACATCATTACAGTAATACACAGTAACGTCAAAGGCAATGGTATTGGCTCTCCAACAGGACATTTAGGTAGCTTCTTAGAAAAGAAAGCAGAGACTCAGATACAGTTAGAGAGAGATGAGAATAAGTTTGGTTGTATAACAGTATCTTGTAAGAGAAGTAGAAACACACCATTTGAATCATTTGATTTTATGTTAAATGAAAATGGACTACCTAAGATAATTAGTGCTGACGAAATACTTACTTTCTAATAAGTATGTTAACAACTTTCCAATAAAAACTATGCAATAAGCGTTATATTTATAATATAAGATATAATTATGAAAGATTTTAGACCAAGATTAAAAGGTAAGATATTAAAGGCTTACCAGAACCTAACTAAAGTAGAGAACAGAGTTCTTGTTATAGGTGATTTACACGAACCATTTTGTTTAGATGGTTACTTAGATTTCTGTAAAGAGCAGTATGCTATACACAACTGTAACAAGGTTGTTTTTATTGGAGACGTTATTGACAATCATTACTCAAGCTATCACGAATCATCAGCAGATGGTATGGGAGGTAAGTTTGAATTAGAACAAGCAGTAAAGAAATTAGCTAAATGGTATAAAGCATTTCCTAATGCAGATGTTACTTTAGGTAATCACGATAGAATTATTATCCGTAAATCCCAATCATCTAATATTCCAAGCAAATGGATTAAGGAGTTTTCTGAAGTATTAGAGACACCTAATTGGAACTTTGTAACAGAGGTTTATTACGATGATGTTAGGTATGTTCACGGAGATAAAAGTGGTAAAGCAAGAATGGCTGCAAAGAGAGATATGGTATCTACTGTTTCTGGTCATTACCATACAGACTTCTATTGTGAATGGATGTTTGGAAAGACAAGAGCTATCTTTGGTATGGCAGTAGGTTGTGGTATAGATAGTAAGTCTTATGCTATGGGATATATGCAAGGAGGTAAGAAGGAAGCTATTGGCTTAGGTATTGTATTAGGTGGTCATACTGCTTTTAACGTAAAGATGGACTTGTAATGAAGGAGCAACAGTTATTTAATTACTTAAAGGACAATTATTTATCAGACTTAACATCTGCGACAAATAAAATGTCAAGATGGGATTGTGTTTCTGATGCTTATAAGGTTCGTATAGAGTTGAAATGCAGAAGAACTCATTACAGTACTTTGCTATTAGAGAAAAAGAAATATGATGCTATGATAAGGTCTGTAGATGGAAGTAACTACAGACCTTTATACATTAATAGCACACCTAAAGGGATATATTCATTTGATTTGTTGAAAATAAAACCCAAATGGATTACTAATAAAATAAATCCAGCTACAACTGATTTTAGTAATAATGTAAAAGTAATTAAAGAGGTAGCGTATTTATCTATAAACGAATCTACTGAGATTAAATAATGACGCATAAGATAATATCCCCTCTATTTGTAACGCTACCAAGAAAGACTGTAAAGGACAAGAGGATTGCTTTGAATATGAATACATATAGGAACTTACATCATAGAATAAGTAATGATGCTAAGAAAGCCTATTCAGAGGCTCTTAGAGAGCAGTTAGAAGGCTTATCTATACAAACACCTGTCGAGGTAACTTATAAGGTCTATAAAGGCTCTAAAAGACGCTTAGACAAGATGAATGTGATTAGTGTAGTAAGTAAGTTCTTATTAGACTCTATAACCGAGTATGGTTGTTGGGAAGATGATAATGATGATTATGTAAAGAAAGAGACTATAATGCCGACAGAATTAGATAGAGAGAACCCAAGAGTTGAAATAATTATAAAAGAGATTTAATGTTAGAAAAGTTAGCAGTTCATCACGAGCTGTGGATTAAGATGTTAGTAAACTTAGGTTGTAAAGTTGATGTTGCTAAAGACTTAGTTCAAGATATGTATCTGAGGATGCACAGACTTGTGAAAGATGAGAGTAGGATTATGTATAAGGATGATGTTAACAGGTACTTTGTATGGATTACATTGAGAAACCTTTACTATTCTTACTTAAAAGATAAAAGGAATAGTATTTTCTATGAGATATTAGAGAATGACGAGGTTGTTGAATCGCCATACGATATGTCAGAAGACGATGCGTTTAGTGCTATAATGAAGCAAGTAAGCGATATAACATCTGGTTGGAGTGTTTATGACAAGAGGTTGTTTGAATTATACTTTATACAAGGTTTATCGTTACGAGCAATATCCAAAGGTGCTAAGATAGGATTAACCTCTATACATAATTCTATACTAAACCAAAAAGCTATATTAAGAGAGAGTTTATCAGAAGATTTAATAGATTACTTTAACCAAGATTTTGACAAGATATGAAACCAGACAATTATTATTTAGAATTAGAGAAACAAGGGTACTACGGAACTATAGACAAGAGGTCTAAAGATTACAGAGAGTACAAAGAATGGAAAGCATCTAAGAGAAGTGAAGACTACAATAAGCTAAAGCAGAATGTAGAAACACAATCAAAAGGTGTTGGTGATACAGTAGCTAAGATTACTAAGGCTACAGGAGTAGATAAGTTAGTTAAGTTTATAGCTGGTGAAGACTGTGGTTGTGATGAGAGACAAGTTAAGTTAAATAAGTTGTTTAGCTACAAAAAGATAAACTGTATTTCAGAAGATGATTATACTTACTTGAGTGATTTTGTAGATAGTAATACGAGTAAAATAAACAATCAGCAGAAGATAAGACTGATTACTATACATAATAACATCTTCAATACCAATCAGAAAACCAATACAAGTTGCTCTCCTTGTATATCAGGAGTAGTGAATAAACTTAAAAAGTACTTGCAAGTTTATAAATAGTTTTGTAGATTTGCTTTAAATAAAACAAAATATATTATGAAGCGAACTAAAGAACAACGATTGACCAAGTTTTGGGAAAAGAAAATAAACCCTATCACAGGATGGGTTGATGATAAAAGGATGCAGAAAAATCCTAAATCTAAAAAAGCCAAGTTATGAAAGTAATATTTGATGCAGACAGTTTAATCTATGCCTCTTGCTTTAAGAGGAAAGATGATAGAGAGTCTTCGGATGATATATTTGAGACTGATGTCAATGTAGCTTTTGATAAGTTTGAGAATAGCTTTGGTAAGTTATTGGCTTTCTTAGAGGACTTGGTAGATGTAGATGAGATTGTGTTTTGTAATGGTTCTAAGAATAACTTTAGAAAGGATATATCTCCTACATACAAACTAAACAGAACACAGAAGAGACCAGAGATATTACCTCTACTTCACGATATGGTTAAACTTGAATACAATTCTGTTTATGGCGATGGGGTAGAGACAGATGATGTTGTAGCTACGTTATGGGCAGAAGAGGTGTTAAACAATGGCGTTGACTCTGTAATCATAATGTCATTAGACAAGGACTATAAGCAATTCCCCTGTTGGTTTTATAACTACAACTACAAGAGTAGAGAGTTAATTAAAATATCAGAGCAAGAAGCAAACGAAAACTTCTATTATCAGATGATTATAGGTGATACTGCTGACAATATAAACTATTGTAAGGGTTATGGTAAGGCTTATGCTAAAAAACTGTTTAAAGACTCTAATAATAAGTATTCATTAGTCAATAGAACATACAGGTTGTATAAGGAGATATACGGAGAGGATGCTAAATCTATGTTTAATGAAGCTAAATCACTACTAACACTTAAAACAGACTGTTATGCTAACATTAAGCGATAATGATAAGTACATTATAGAGTTGTACTTCTCAAATTCAATAATAGAGATTCAAGAAGGTCTTCCTAAGTTCGTTTTAGAAGAGATTTTAGAGTATTACGAGGAACAAGAGTACTATTTAGCTTGTGCTGGTATAAAGAAAGCCTTAGATTGGTATGATACCAATAGTTTTACTAAAACAATGATAGAAATAGACAAAATAAAAGGAAATAACAAATTAAATTAAAACAAACAATATGTTAGGATATAACAAAGAGAACGCAGACGAATTAGCAAGAGATTTTGAAGAATTAACAAGAATACAATTAAATAGTGATTCAAGAGAGACAGAAATAATGATTACACGAACATTATTCTATAAAATACTAAAAGATTTGAACTTTATGAATGACAGGATGATTTCTGAATGGTTTGAGGAAAGAGGTGTTAATAAAGGTCGTTCTTCAATAACACACGCTTTATCTAAGATAGGTATTTACTATAAATCATATGCTTCATTTAGAAACAGGTATAATCTTTACTTTAGTGATAGGGCTGAGGAGTTTCTTACAATAGAACAAGTAGAAAAGAAGCATTTAAAAGACGTTAGACAGAATGTTCATACAAATACACTAAATAAAGATAAAGATGCCTTAGATGTGCTTATAGATAGTATTCCAGAGGATAAAAGAGATGAAGTACGAGAAATTGTTAGTTTGAGAGTTAAATCTTGGAGTTGGAAGAGTAAAGATGAATGTCAAATCATACAAGGAGAGTCTTCTTTAGAAGGTTATTGTTTTTAATAAATAAATTATATAAATTATGGGAATATTAATTATAGTGCTTATAATAATACTAATAAAAGTAATAGTTACAATTAAAGAGAACTAATTATGAGAGGTACGCAACCACATTACGAGAATGGAAAGGATTACGACATCATAGATGTTATAAGAGATTACGATTTAAACTTCTGTAGAGGTAATATCATTAAGTATATTGCAAGAGCAGGTAAGAAACAAGATGAACTACTTGACTTAATCAAAGCAAAGGATTATCTTGAGAGAGAGATAGAATTATTAAGGGAGGCTAATTAGCTTCCTTTTTTAGTTTAAATGTTAAAGAAATGTTAAAATTTGTTAAAAAGTATTGTCAATCTAAAAAAGTATTGTAGATTTGTCTCATAACAAAATAATATTAATAATTAAAAACAAACAAAATGATTAATCAAGAAATTAAAAGAGGA